CAAGCAGTACATGAAGTGTTTCGCGTGCGGCAATCGGTGGGATCTTTCGGGCCCAGCGCCGCGATCCACGCACCCGCATGATGAAGAGAGAGAACCGCAGCCGGTCAAGCTGTTCGGTGATGATCTCGTGTCGAGGGTGATGAATGTGGTGCGGAATCATCCGACGGTATCGAAAAAGGAGAACGCCACGATGAAAGGAACCATCTGCACCAAGAAGGGTTGTGAGGAGGAAGCCGCGGATGACAGTGTCAAATGTCCCAAACATCGGGACGAGCAACGAAAGAAAAACGAAAAATATCAAGGCCGGGCCGTCCAGGTCACAGGCAGGCCGAAACGCAAATATACCAAACGGGCTGAGGGGGGGGGTACGACGCCCACCGCCGTGGCTGTCCTCACGCGGTCCGCCGTGCTAGTGGGTCGGATGGATCTCTCACGGAATGTGCTGCCGGTGCTCGATCGACTCTTGGTCAAGATGGCCGCCGACGCCGCGGCCGTGACGCGCACGAAGGAGCTCCTCGAGCACTTTCCCCTGTAACGCGTGGTTGCCCAGCACCACTGAGCTGGGCCGGTGTGAGGGGAACATTCGCACTGTCGCCCCCTCGATGAAACACACGAGACGTGGGCCCGGCCGATGAGTCGCACGCTTGAAGCCGGGCCCCGCTTGTGAGGCAGGAGGCCGCATGGCGGAGTACTTCGTCGAACTGAATCGAACGCTCGAGAGGCGAAAGCAGGCCCGCGATTGAAAGGATGGTGCCCATGGGTATCTCTACTGAACAGCTGGGGCGTGAGTTGGCCCGACAGATTCATATGCTGGCGGCGCTGAAGGAAGAAAAAAAAGAATCCATGAAGGGCTTCCAGCAGCGGGAGCAGGCCATTGTGAAAGAGATTAACCGACTGGCGCTCGATGTCCGGACCGGACAAAGCAGCCTCTATCCCAAGGAGCCTTAAGCCTAATGGATTGGATCGTGGGACTCATGACCTTGCTGGCCATGGAGTTGATTGCTCGGAAGAAATGGCAGGGCTGGGCCGTGGGGCTGGCTAATCAAGTGCTCTGGTTTTATCTCATTGTCTATCAGCAACAACTCTGGGGGCTCGCGCTGCTCACGGTCTGTTTGACCTGGCGGTATAGCGTGGCCTTACTGAAATGGCGGCGGGAGACGTCCTAACGTCCCCGTCGCACCACCAGTGCACACGTCTGCACTTCCACCAAGGAGGCACCGATGACAGCGGCGAGCGAGTATCAGGTGATCGAGATCGGGAAGGTCCATGAATCGAAACACAACCCGCGGCAACATTACGATGGGCCCGCGCTGGAGCAGCTGGCCGAGAGTATCAAGGCCGTGGGGATCATCACGCCCTTGCTCGTCCGGCCGAATGGGAAAGGGTTTGAGCTGGCGGCGGGCCATCGTCGGTACCGAGCCGCCAAGCTCGTGGGACTGGAGGAGCTGCCGTGTACCGTGCGGGAGATGAGCGATCAAGTGTTCATGGAAGTGCTGACGATCGAAAACTTACAACGCGAGGACGTCCATCCACTCGATGAGGCGACCGGGTACGAGGCGCTGATGGCGGCGCCGTACCGGATGGACGTGCATAAGATCGCGGCGCGCGTCGGGAAGTCGGTGAAATACATTTACGATCGCGTGAAGCTGTTGGCGCTCAGTCCGCCGGCGCAACAGTTTTTCTGGGACGGCAAGATCGAAGCCGGTCACGCCATCCTGCTCGCTCGTCTCTCGACGGACGAACAGGCCCGGGTGATTGGGACGAAGACCAGGGACTTTTCAGACGGAGGCCTGTTCCAGCCTTGCCGCGGACTCTATGACGAGGAAGGCGGCTACGATGATTCGGAGATCAAGTCCTGTAGCGTCCGCGAGCTCGAGGATTACATCAAGCGGCATATCCGATTTAATGCGAAGAAGGCCGATGCGTTTCTCTATCCCGAGACCGTCGCGCAAGTCGCTGCGGCAACTCGCGACAAACGGAAGATCATCGAAATCACTCACGAGTACCTGGCCAGTGACCAGGTGCGTCAGGCGGGCGATGCGCGGGTGTACGGGGAGCGTGCCTGGAAACGGGCCGATGGCAAAGAGCAGTCCAAGACGTGTGAGCGGTCGGTGCTCGGTGTGATTGCGTCGGGGCCTGGGCATGGCGAGGCCTTCCAGGTCTGTATCAACAAGGAGCGGTGCGAGATTCATTGGGGCGCGGAGATCAAGGCGCGGGAGAAACGGGCGAAGCAGACCCCGGCTCAGCGGGTGGCCTCAACTCAGAAAGAGACTGCTGCGGCCAAGAAACAACAGGACGCCTATCAGTTGCGGGAGGAGAAGCGAAAGGTCTGGGAGAAACATCAAGATCGGATCCTCGCGGCCGTCGTCGAGCGTGTTAAGAAAATGGACGCGAAGCCGACCGGGTATCTCGCCGGCCTGGTCGTCGAACATATGAGAGTCGGCCGCGGTGTCGCAGGGTTGACGCGCGGCAAATCACACGAGGATCTGATTCGGTACATGGGGGCATGTGTGTTGTCGGAGCGGATCGATGACTGGAACGCCTATGAGGAATTCCCGAAAACGGCGAAGTATCTGGGCGTGGATCTGTCGAAGATTTTCCCGGCTGCTGTGCCCCTGGCTGCGGTGCAGCCGAAGGAGAAGAAGACGGCGAAGGCGAAGGCGAAGAAGAAGAAGAAGGGGAAGTCCCGATGAGCCCCGGGTTCGGGCAAACTCGAGACTGGCGATGCCGGTACTGCGGTTGTACGGACTCGTGTGCATGTCCGGGAGGCTGCTCCTGGATCGCGCCGCGGGTCTGTAGTCGGTGCGCCGGCAATCTCAGCGAGGAGGGACCGGTGCGGTTACCGGAGGCGCCGCGGCGATGAGCACCACCATCGAATGGACAGACGCGACGTGGAACCCGATTCGTGGTTGCTCCCTGGTGAGCGCCGGCTGCAAGAACTGTTATGCCATGAAGCAGGCCCACCGATTCAGCGGACCTGGCAAACCATACGAAGGCTTGACCGAGATCGGTCCGCACGGGCCACTGTGGACCGGGAAGATCCGGCTGGTGCCCGAGGCGCTGGAGGAGCCGTTGCATTGGAGGAAGCCGCGACGGATCTTTGTCAATTCCATGAGTGATCTGTTTCACGAGGATGTGCCGGATGAGTTCATTTGTCGCGTATTCGGAGCAATGCTCGCGGCTAGTCGCCAAATTTTTCAAGTGCTCACAAAACGCCCTGAGAGAATGCAAAAGCTACTCAGGGATATTGGCTTTGCCAACGATGTTGCCGTCTTTGGGAACTGGGGAGAACCGGTTGTGCCGTGGCCTCTTCCCAACGTCCATCTCGGCGTCTCTATCGAGGACCAGGCCACGGCGGACGAGCGGATTCCGATCTTGTTGCGGACGCCGGCGGCGGTCAGGTTTGTGAGTTATGAGCCAGCGTTAGGGCCGGTGGATCTCAGTCAATTTATACCTGTTCACGCACATTCGAGTTTTCGCGCTGCCCGCATGGCTAACCAAAATCTCCCTTGCATCAACTGGGTAATCGTTGGCGGCGAAAGTGGCCCTGGCGCCAGGCCGTGCGATGTAGCCTGGATTCGCTCGATCAAGGACCAATGCCAGGCGGCGGGAACTAAGCTGTTCGTCAAACAGCTCGGGTCGTATGTGCGAGTGGAGAACGCTGTGGGCGGACTCTCACGACTGCGGTTGCAGGACAAGAAGGGCGGCGACATTCGAGAGTTCCCCGAAGATCTGCGCGTGCGGGAGTTTCCATGCTGAGAGGACAAAAGAAACTCGCCCACCTGTTCGAATCCAAAACGGTTGGCCTGGTCGTGAAGTCTTTCAAGTATGGCATGAGCATCGAGGAGCTCGCGCATCTTATGGCTGTCAAGCCGGCCCTGATCGAGGAATTTATTCGCATGGTGATGACCGGTTGAAAGACCCCAGTTGGAAGCAGTGGCGTAAAGGGCATCCAGAGGAGGTCAAGAAAATGAAGGAACGTATCGAGGGCTGAAACCAATACAAGCGGGTGGAGCTCTGATGGATCGCACCTGGTATACCTTCGATAAACGGATTAAGAAAGACCTGAGTCTGCGCTTGCAGATCGTGGTGTGTTCCTCGTCAGACTGCCGGCGCGTTGTGCACTGCGATAAGAAACGGGGCCAGCAAAAGAAATGGTGTTCGGATCGGTGTCGCGCACGCGAACGGCAACGGGTGATCCGGCAGACTGCGCGAAAGAAGCAGCGTGGACCTCGGCATCGCGGGGTGCTCGGGACGGCACACTACTCATTTGGCTGAGAGAAAGGTTGGGTATGCCGAGAGAGCGATCGCCGTCCTACCGGAACTATCCGAAGGATTGGCGTGATGTGAAGGTGCGAAGGATGAGCCTGGCTGCACAGGGAGCGTACCGGGCTATCTGCGATGACATGTGGAGCGATTCCAAGGACCAATGTTCGGTTCTCGACAATAATAAATTTATTGCGAAAAGTTTAGGCGTGTCTGAGGAGGAATGGTTGGTGCTCCGAGCGGAGATCCAGAACGAAGCTGAGCCGCTTTTGATGGAAAAAAATGGGCGCCTCTATTCGAAGCGCCTGAAGATCGAAGCGGAGAAGCAGCGTAACTACAGGGCGGAACAACAAAAACTGGGAGAAGCAGGGGCACGAAAACGCTGGGGGAAAGGCATCAAGATGCTATAGGGTACCCTATCCTTACCCTATGGGGTACCCCATTCTTAGACATGGGGTAGCCCATTCTTAGACATGGGGTAGCCCATTTAAAAACATAGGGTAAGGATAGCCTTCCGATTCCGATTCCGATTCCGATTCCGATTCCGATTCCGATTCCGATTCCGATTCCGATTCCGGAGAAGATAATTAAGAATCGGAGCGCTGTGAATAGTGGGGATAACGTGGACAAGCAAAGAAAGGAAGGAGGAACAATGCCAAAAAACCTGACGGTTCAAAAAGTGTCCGATATCTTCAGTCGAACACCGAGGACCATCTGCGATTGGATCAAGGAGGGTTTGTTCCCGCATGCTTTCAAGGTCAAAGACGGGTGGTTTATTCCCGTGGCTGATGTGAAACGATTAATGAAAGAACAGAAGCGATGATCATGTGTGAGCATCGGTGGATCGACATCACGACTCATGCAAATAACGATGATCGTATTTTTCTGCGTGTCAATTGTAGGGCCCAACGGATCGAGACCCATGCGCTTGCCGCATCAGTACAGGCGTTGATCAACCCACAGACAGATCAAGATTTATCAACACACCCCCCAAAATGATACGCAATCATATGCAAACGTACGCAATCCTGGCCTAGACACTTCTTTCGATCTCTCGTACATATCGCGGCTATGCCGCAAGCCTCTCGCCGATCGTGTGCAGCACCAGGTTGTTCGGCTCTCGTAACATCGGGCCGCTGCCCTGCTCATCGTCTCGCACGTAAGCCAGATCCAAGGCCTTCAGCTGCCCAGCGTGGGTATGGAGCGCATTGGCATCAGACCCGAGCTCGGTACCTGAATAGCCATCCGTTCTGCGAGAAGTGTGGAGCTCACGCGACAGACGTGGATCACATCCTAGCCAGATCGAAGGGAGGCACCGATGCGTGGAACAATCTGATGAGCCTGTGTCATTCGTGCCATTCGCGTAAGACTGCACTGGTTGATGGATCCTTTGGCCATGGGGGAGGGCGGGTCGAATCTCTAGGGGATTGGCCTAGACCGACTGTCCCCCCCACGTTCACGCGGTCGCAGAATCCCGAGGTAAAAAGTGTCAAGTAGTGGCCGTCCCCCAACACCTACGGCGTTGAAGATCCTTCAGGGCAATCCTGGAAAGCGACCGGTCAACCGGAAAGAGCCGAGACTGGCGGCCGGCAAGCCCGAGATGCCCGAGTGGTTTGTGTCGGATGACGCCACCGATCCGGCGTCGATCTACAGCGCCCTTGCTGAGCAACTGCTCTTGTTGCGCGTGCTGACCGTGGCCGATCAACAAGCGTTGGCCGACCTGGCCGACAAGATTGCGCTGGTTCGCCGGCTGCGCGTCGAGATGTACGACGGATTTTCTTACGAGACTACGACGAAGCAGGGCTCGACGATGCGCCGGCTGAAGCCGGAGGTGTCTGCCTTTCTTGGTCTCTCGAGGCAAGTGCGAGAAGGCCTCACCGATTTTGGATTGACGCCTGGATCGCGGACGAAGATTCAGACGACGGAAGAAGACCAGTTGGATCTGCTGGAAGAGTTTTTAGGGAATGGACACTGATGTCACCACGCCACGGGCAGATCACCCGGTTGAAGGCTACGGCCGCCGCGTCCTCCAGGGTGAGCTCGTGGTCTGCAAGTGGGTCCGTCTCTTTGTCGAGCGGCACTTCCGAGATCTGGAGACCGGCGCCGATCGAGGCCTCTACTTCTCGGTCCCTGCCGGCGAGCGCGTCCTCCGATTCTTCACCTTGCTTAAGCACTCGAAGGGCGAATGGGCCGGCCAAGAGTTCGCGCTCGATGACTGGCAGAAGTTCTATCTCTTTGTCCTCTTCGGGTGGCTCCGGATCGACGGGACACGACGGTTTCGGATCGCCTATACCGAGATCCCCAGAAAAAATGGCAAGAGCACGCTGGCGGCCGGCGTGGCGCTCTATCTGTTTGTTGCGGACGATGAACCGGGCGCTGAGGTGTATTGCGCGGCGACGAAGCGGGATCAAGCCAAGATTGTCTGGAGCGAAATTGCCCGGATGGTCAAATCCTCAAGCGGGTTTTGCAAATACATCAAGCCACTCAGAGACAATTTGTCGTGCGAAGGCAAAAACGCGAAGTGTGAACCGCTCGGCAGTGACGAAGATACGCTCGACGGACTCAACCCGAATGCGGCCATCATTGATGAATTGCACGCGCACAAGAATCGCGGGGTGTGGGACCTGATGACGACGGCGACTGGCTCGCGGCGTCAACCGCTCATCTTTGCCATTACCACGGCTGGCTACAATCGTCAGTCGGTCTGCTTCGAGCAGCACGAGTACGCGGAAAAAGTGTTGGCAGGGACGATCCACGATGATGCGTTTTTTGCGTTCATCACGTCACTGGATGCCGGCGACGACTGGCGTGATCCGAACGTCTGGGCGAAGGCGAATCCGAATTTAGGCGTGAGCATCAAGCTCGAAAGTCTGCAAGCGCAGTGTTTGAAAGCGCAGCACGATCCGGCGTCGCAGAATGCCTTCCTCCGATTGCGGCTGAACCAGTGGACCAGTAATGAAATCCGGTGGGTGACCTTCGAGGTCTGGGATCAGAACGCCGGTGTCGTGGATGAAGCCCTGCTCGAGGGCCGCACGTGTTTTGGAGGGCTGGATCTCGCCTCGACCACAGACACTGCCAGCTTGATTCTCGCGTTCCCTCCGATCGAACCGAACGGGCGGGTGATTCTCCTGCCACGATTCTGGATTCCCTCCGAGAACATGGAACTCCGGGTGTTGCGGGATCATGTGCCCTATGACGCCTGGGTCCGTGACGGCTGGATGCAGGCTACGGAGGGCAATGTGATCGACTATGACGTGATCCGGAAACAGATCCAGCAGGACTATCGGCGCTTCGCGATTCGGCAGATTCGCTATGACCGCTGGGGGGCGACCCAGTTGTCGACGCAGCTGGCCGGCGAAGACGGTCTCGAGATGGTGCCTATGGGGCAAGGGTTCGCCAGTCTGTCGAGCCCGATGAAAGAGTTCATGCGTCGGCTGTTGGACCAGGGCATCGCCCATGGCGGGCATCCGGTGTTGCGCTGGCAGGCGAGCAATGTGATGGCACGGATGGATCCCGCCGGCAACATCAAGCCGGACAAAGCCGCGAGCCGTGAGCGGATCGATGGCATGGTCGCCGCGATCATGGCGCTCGACGGCGTCGTGCGGGAACCTGAATCGATCTATGAGCATGAGGGGATCCGGCATGTCTAACGGTGTCCGAGTGAGTGTGAGTGCAGACGTCTGCACCCGCTGGCGCGGTGACGGGCGATGAGATTCCGAAGCCTCATCACGCGATTGTTTCGCCGCGAGCAGCGCATGACGCTGGCTGAGATGGACATGCTGATGGATCGCACCATCGGCGGGTTTCCAACCACGTCCGGGATCGACGTGAATGATACGTCGGCCATGGGCGTCACGGCCGTCTATGCGGCGGTGCGGCTCATGTCTGAAACCATCGGCTCCCTGCCCGGGCATGTGATGCGAGAGACCGATGCGGGCAAAGCGAAGGCGTTGACTCACCCGCTCTATCCCATCATTCATGAGCGCGCGAATCCAGAACAGACCGCGATGGAATGGCGGGAAACCGCGATGGGCCACTTGCTGTTACGGGGCAATCACTTCTCAGAAAAACAAACGGACGGCGCCGGGCGCGTGGTCGCCTTGTGGCCGATTCATCCGGATCGTGTGCGGGTCGCGCGCGACGGGGCCACGGGCCCGCTCGTCTACCTCGTGAACATCCCCCCGCGGAATATGGACGTGCGAATGAGCCCGGACCGGATCCTCCATTTGCGCGGTCTCGGCAGCAATGGGGTGACCGGGTTTTCACCCTTGGCCATCGGCCGGCAGTCGATCGGGCTCGCCCTGGCCGCCCAGGAATATGGCGCCCGCCTCTTTAAGAACGATTCGAAGCCGGGTGGGGTGCTCGAGCATCCGGGAAAACTGAGCGATCCGGCCTATACGCGTCTCAAAACCAGCATTGAGAACGAGCATCAAGGGCTCACCAATGCGCATCGGACGATGCTGCTGGAAGAGGGCATGAAGTGGCACCAAATCGGGATCAATCCCGATGACGCACAATTCCTCGAGTCTCGCAAATTCAGCGTCACAGAAATTGCCCGCCTGTTCAATGTGCCGCCGCATTTTCTCAGAGACTTGGAACGGGCGACCTTCAGCAACATTGAGCACCAAGGGATTGAGTTCGTCGTCTACACCCTGCGGCCGTGGCTTGTGCGACTGGAGCAGCGGTTGAAGATTGAATTGTTGAGTGACTCCGATCGCATCACGCACTTCATTCAATTCAAAGTTGAAGGCCTCTTGCGCGGGGACATCAAGACGCGGTTTGAAGCCTATCAAATCGCGAAGCAGAACGGGTGGATGAACGCCGACGAAATTCGCGGGCTGGAAGATCTGAACCCACTGCCCAATGGTGTGGGAGAAGACTACTGGCAGCCGCTGAATCTCGGCGTCGTCGGAGCGATTCCACCCCCGGATCCCACGGATCGCCTGCCGGCAGGGCAGCGCCCAACGCCCGTTGAGGAGGCCGTATGAACCTGAGTCACACCGTGGAACGGCGGATGATCGAGGCCGCTGAGTTGCGCCTCGATGGAGACGGCGACGAGCGCACCATTCGCGGCTATGCCGCCATGTTTGATGCGATGAGTTTGCCGCTCGGTGGATTTCGCGAAGTGATTCGGAAGGGGGCGTTCAAGAAAACGGTGCGCGAGTCGGACATTCGAGCCCTCTGGAATCATGACCCGAACTTTGTCCTGGGGCGGAAGTCGGCACGTACGCTCCGGCTCGAAGAGGACGAGAAAGGGCTGCTGACCCGCATTTCCCCACCGAAGGCGACCTGGGCGCGAGACCTGATGGAATCCATTGATCGGGGCGACGTCTCCCAGATGTCCTTCGGATTTCGAGCGGTGAAAGATCGCTGGCATATCGATGAGAAGGGCGAGACGTTGCGCGAACTGTTGGAAGTCCAGCTCTTCGATGTCTCGCCGGTGACGTTCCCGGCCTATCCGCAAACCGAAGTGCATGTGCGGGCCGTGATGGACGCGGTGTTGAGTCGGATGAAGATGGGCGAGGCGATCGCGCCAGACGAGCGGGCTGCGATGGCCAGGGCCTTAGAGCACATGAAAGGAAGCTTGCTAGAGCCGGGTGCCCCCCACTCTGGCCCACACACGGAGCCGGGTGCCCCCCACTCCGAGGAGCCGACGCGCACGCTCCAGGCACGACGTCTGCGCTTGTTGGAATTGTTGGGTTCAACCGGGAGGGCATCATGAAGAAAGATCTCGCAGAGTTGAAGCGTCGGCAGTTGGAGCAGGCGGGAGAACTCCGCGCCATGCTCGATAAAGCAGAGTCGGAGAGTCGCGATCTGACTCCCGCAGAGGATCTGCAATACAAGAAGATCGAAGGGGAGATTGCGGTTCGGAAGTCGCAAATCGAACGAGAGGAGCGATTGCAGGGCGTCGAAACGGCGCTGGCCACCCCCTCACCCAGTGCGACACGGCCGAATCCCAGTGACGGTGGCGGCGCGCATCCCGCCCGGTCCGTCATGCAAGAGGAGGTGCGGTGCCTGGTTCAACAGAAGGATGGGAGTTTCAAGGAGGGCCGTGCCATCGATCCGGTCAAGGAATTCCGGACCTTTGGCGAGCAGATGGCGGCCGTGGCCAAGGCGGGCATGGGCGGCGGACTCGATCCACGCCTGGTCAGTCACCGGGCTGCATCCGGATTGAACGAAACCGTGCCAAGTGACGGGGGGTTCCTGGTCCAGCACGATTTCTCCGCAGAAATCTTCAGGCGCACCTATGAACTCGGCCAAATTCTGAGCCGATGCCGGCGGGTGCCGATCGGCGCGAATGCCAACGGCCTCAAAACCCTGGCGGTGGATGAAACCAGCCGGGCCACGGGATCCCGATGGGGCGGTGTGCAGGTGTACCGCGTCAATGAAGCGGATGCCGGCCAGGCCAAGAAGCCGAAGTTTCGCCGGATGGAGTTGAACCTCAAGAAGTTGATCGGCGTGGCCTATGCGACCGATGAACTCTTGCAGGATTCGACTGCGCTGGAGTCCATCCTCATGCAGGCGTTTCCGGAAGAGTTCTCGTTCTCGATGGAGCGCGAGATCCTGGAAGGCCAGGGTGCGGGTGAGATGTTGGGCATTCTCAACAGTCCCGCCCTCGTGTCGGTTGCCAAGGAAACCAGCCAAGTCGCGGCGACGATTGTGGCCGAGAACGTCATGAAGATGTGGAGCCGGTGTTGGTCTCGCTCGCGCGCCAATGCGGTCTGGTTCATCAATCAGGACTGCGAGCCGACCCTGTATCAAATGAACGTGAAGATCAAGAACGTGGCCGGCACGGAGAACGTCGGCGGCATGCCGGTCTATATCGGCGCCGGCGGCCTGTCTGGCAGTCCCTATGCCAGTCTGTACGGCCGGCCGGTGATTCCCGTGGAGTACTGCCAGACCGTCGGCACCAAAGGCGACATCTTGCTGCTCGATCTGAGCCAATACATGGTGATCGATAAGGGCGGACTGCAATCCGCCTCCAGCATCCATGTCCGATTCCTGAACGATGAGCAAACCTTCCGGTGGACCATCCGCAATGATGGGCAGCCCATCTGGAATGCTCCGCTCACGCCGTTTAAGGGCACGAACACCTTGAGCCCGTTCATCAGCTTGGACACTCGCGCATAAGGCGCACGGATCCTCGGAGTGCAGACATCTGCACTCCGAAAGGGGCGATGCCATGACAGTGACGATGCACTAGGTGACGACTGAATAAGGAGGGCCCGTTATGCAACAGCAATTGATGGAAACAGTCAAAGCGGTCTGGGCCAACGAGCCAAAGAACTATACCGGCGCGGCGGCCACCAAGAAGTGGGTCTCACTCAAGAACTACACGAATCTCACCATCGTCATCATCACCGGCGCCTGGGCCGCCGGTACCGCCGCGGTGACGGTGGAGCAAGCTACGGCCGTGGCCGGCACGGGCAACAAGGCCGTGCCCTTCACCGACTACTGGGATGACGAAGCGCTCTCAGGGGCGCTGGTGAAGAAAGCCGCGGTCAGTAACACCTTCAATCTCACGACGGCGCTCAAGATGTATGTCATCGAAATCGATGCCCGCATGTTGGACATCGCTGGCGGGTTTGATTGTGTCGCCCTGACCGTGGCCTCACCGGGGGCCAATGCAGACTTCTACGGCGCTGCGTACATCCTGCATGGCTCACGCTATCAGGGGGCCGCGCAGCCGAGTGCTTTGGTGGACTAACCGACGACTGAGGGACGCATGCTCGCAGCCTTAGCGAACATCAAGTCGTTTAAGAACATCACGGAGTCGAATCATGACGCGGAACTCACGCGGCTGATTCCCGTGGTGCAGGCGTTCATGGAGACCTACTGCAGGCGGGCGTTCCCATTAGACACGGTGACGGAGTACCACACGACGGCGCCGGGGCAGATGAAGATCGTGCTCCGGCGCGCGCCGATCAGCTCCATCACGACGATTCATGATGATCCGGAACGCGTCTATGGGCCCGCCACCTTGTTGGCCAGCACGGAGTATGTCCGCAGTAACGATCAGGCGGGCATTGTGACGTTCACGCGCCCGGTGTCCAGTGACGCCGTGCACAATCTCAAAGTGGTCTATGTTGGAGGGTACGCAGAGACGTCTCCGGAATGGGCCTTGCTGCAACAGGCCGCGATCGAATTGATCTGGCTGGCTCGCGATAAGGGCGATCAAGCCTTGCTGGGGTTGAGCAGCAAGAGTGTGGCCGATGCCTCGATGGTCTTACGGAACGACTGGCCGGCCGGGGTGGAGGCGATTCTCGATCTGTATCGGTTTCAGGATAGGTGACGAATGGCCGTGCAAGCCATAGCTGTCAAAGTCTGGTCGACCTCACCAGGTCTCCTCAACTATGTGAACACCGGGCGTGAGGCCGCGCAGAAGATTCGCAAGGTCTTGCGTCGAACGGCCAACGCCGGCCGCACGGCAGCCCGGAGAAAGATCGCCTCAGAGTTCCAAGTCCGGTCCGGATTCCTGCTGCGGCAATCGAGAAAGATGCAGACCAACGTGACCGTGAAGTCCCATGTGATTAAGGCCGAAGTGAAACCGATTCCGCGGCTCATGAACATCTTTGAGCGCGGGGCGACGTTGGCGCGTGGGCGCGGAATCCTCAGGCCTCGGCCTGTGGTGGCGCCGGCGCAAGGGGTCATGGACGAGGCGGCGATCCGGGAGATCAATCACGTCTTACGTGAGGTCGGCCAATGACCGTGAGCAATCGCACCATCATTCGCGATCTGGTGGTCGATACCTTCAGGAAGCGTGAAGGGCAGGATGGGATGCGACTGAACGCCTTCGATGTCAGCACGAACTATCTGACACCGGAGGAATGCAAGCGCTTTCCCACCTATTGCGTGATTGTCACGAATGAAACGCCGGGGCCCCTCACGCAGGCGCAGCGTGATTGCGTGATGACTCTGATGATCGTGATCTATGCGAAGCACGAGAAAGATGTGCGAGCAGACTTGGACGCCGCGATCGAAGACGCGTATGACACGCTGCTGTTGGCGCAAGCCGGCAGCCACGGGGCCTGGAAATGGGACTTACAAGATCTGAGTACCGATGAGGGAACCACGATCGCCAAGCCGCATGCGCAGGCGATTCAGCGGTGGAACTGTCACCACGGACGCGCCACACGGGCGGCGTAACGAAGGAGGAGCGCAATGCCAACACAAGCGATTTCTGGATATGGGACACAATTAAAGCGGGGAGATGGGGGAGGTCCAGAAACCTTCACCACTGTCGGGGAAGTCCGGTCCATCAGCGGGCCGAGTATGGAAACGGATGAAGCCGATGTGACCACGCACAGCTCGGCAGCTGCCGGAGCCTTTCGGGAATTCATCCTCACCCTCATCGATGCCGGCACCATCGAGTTTGAAACCAATTATGTGCCGAGCGATCCCACGCATATCGGGATCCGCACCGATTTTCTCGCCCGCACCAAGCGCAATTGGCAAATTGTGTTGCCCGGTGCGGTGCAGACGATCAGCTTTGCCGCCTATGTGAAGGCGATGCCGTTCGAATTTCCGGTCGACGACGCCATCATGCAGAAAATCACGTTACGGTGCACGGGCGCGCCGACGTTCAGTTAATTCAGCGTTCAGCTCATTCAGGGGGATGCACGATTTAATAAGGAGGCTATGTTATGGGACGCACCACGCTCACCCGCACGACGCCCTTAGGACCCTATCCTAGCTTGCAACCAGCCGCCGATGCGCTGGATGCCGTGATGACCGCCGCCGACGTGGCGAACGGCAATCAGTTCGTACTCGATGGGCCGGTCATGCTCATCTGTCAGAACACGGACGGGGCTGCTGCACGCACGGTCACCCTCACCAGTGCTCCGGATCCTCAAAACCGGAGCGGTGATGTGACGGCCTATTCCATCGGCATCGGAGAAATTGCCCTGTTTCGAATTGACCAGGTTGCCGGATGGAGACAGACGGACGGCATGTTCTATCTCGCAGGCAGTAACGCCGCACTGAAGTTCGGCATCGCGAGGTTGTAGCGATGGAACACGCCCATGAGTTTTTGAGTAAGGATGAAATTCTCGGGATGGACGACATTCCCATGGAGGCCGTCACCATCCCTGAATGGAAACACCGCACGGTGCTGGTCTGTGGGCTGACGGCCACGGCCAAGAATGCCTATCAGGCCTCACTGGTGACGATGCACGGCAAGACGCGCAAGGTCACGCTCGAGCATGCGACCGCCAAACTCTTGGTCCGCACACTCGTGGATGCGACGCGACAACCCCTCTTCACGGAGTCGGACATTCTGAAGCTCGGCACGAAGAGTGCCGCGGTCTTGGAGCGGCTCGCGAAAGTGGCGAGCCGGCTGTCCGGTATGGACGAGGAGGAGAACGAGCAACTGTTAAAAAACTCCGAAGCAGCCCAGAGCGACGATTTGCCTACCGTCTCGCTCTGAGTTTGGGGGAACCGAACCCGGACAGGCTGCTGTCCAGAATGTCGGGCCGACGGTTGGCGGAGTGGCAGGCGTATTGGCAGGTGGAACCGTTCGGCGCGCCGGCTGAGTTTTGGCGAGCCGGATTGATTGCGAGCCTGATCGCGAATGTCAATCGAGCGAAGAATTCAGACCGCGTGATGAAGCCGGAAGACTATATGCCGAGCAGCATGACCGCACAGGAGCAGGAACGGGACGCGCCGGATCTGTCCGAGCGCGTCCTTCGGACGTTTCACGACTTAGCCGAACTGAGCAAGCATGGCCAACAAACTCGTGCTTGAAGTGGTTGCGGATTCCAACGGGTTTGTCAAAGGACTGAACCAGGCGCAGACGCATCTGGAGAAATTCATGAAGGCCTCGGATGCCGCCGGCGCGTCAGTGGGTGGGGGCCTCAATCGGGCACTTGATACGTTTCGCAATCTGGCGGGCGGTGGAGCCAATGCCGCCGGCGTGCTGGCCGGCGCCTTCGTCGCGGCGACGACGGCCGCGTTCGGGATGACGGTCCAAGCCGGGAAAATCGCCGAACAAACCGAGCAGCTCAAACAGAAGACCGGCCTTGCCGCGGTCAGCCTCGAAGGGATGTCCGTCGCGATGGCCCGGCACGGCCTCGAGTCCGGCAGCATTGCCGTCGCGATGAAGAGTCTGTCGAAAGAACTGGTCGGTGTCTCGCAAGGCACCCAGAGCAGCATCAAACTCTTTCAGTCCCTCGGGGTCAGCTTGCAGACCGTCGAGAAAGGCACCGGGGCCACACTCCGGGCGATCGCGGATGCCTTCCAGCAGATGCCAGACGGCGCACAGAAGGCCACGTTTGCCGTGGAACTCTTTGGCAAGTCCGGGCTGGACCTCATCCCCATTCTGAACACAGGCGCGGCGGGTCTCGATGAGGCGATGAAGAAGTCGGCGGAGTTCGGCTTGATCTTGAGCGACACCGCGAGAGGGGATCTCACGGTGTTCGATGATGCGATGGATGATCTCGGTTCGGCGCTGAACGGGTTCGCCATGCAAGTTGGTGTGGCCTTCGCGCCGTCACTCACGGCCCTCGTCACAGCCTTTACCGATGTCATCGTGTTCACCAAAAACGTCTTCAACCAGTTTGCCGATGCCGCGTCGACATTGACCATTCGTCTGTCCGCGATGGTCGCCTCAGTGCAGGTCATGGCGAATACGCTGTTCTCCCTCAAGGCGTTCTCGAAAGCCGCGTGGGAAGAGACGATCAACCACGTCAAGGCAATTGACCAATGGGCGGCGGCGGAAATCACAGGGGTCCAGGCCGCACGGGAATCCGAGACATCGCTGGCCGCGCTCGCGGGCAAACACTTGGATGCGGCCCAAGCCGCTCAAGTCCATGTGGCCAGTCAAGAGCGATTGGGGCAACAGATCGTCGCCGCGACGAAGATTCAGCTCGCGCAAGCGGCGGCCGCCGGCAAACAGCAGGAACGAATGGGGGCAGACATCGTCTCAGGGACGCAGATCATGCTGAGTCAGGAGGCCGCAGAAGGCGACCGGCAAAAGCGACTGGCGCAAGGGATTATCAGCACGACGCAGATTCAGTTGGAGCAGGATCGTCAACGGGGAGAGTCACAGGAGCGATTGGGGCGGGATATTGTCGCGTCCACCCAGATCCAGTTGGCGGAGGCGTCGAAAGCGAATGCGTTTTGGCGGGCGCAGTTGGAGGCGCTCGTGGATAGCAACGCCTTCTCGATCGCGCAGATCACCACCATGTGGAGCGGACAATTGGCGAATGCCATCGTGAATGGTGGGACCTTCGTGAAAGAAGCCTGGCAGGCGACACAGGTGGCGATCATCCAAGGGGCCATCAATACCACCATCCAATATCTCGCACAGTTGGCGCTGCGGTCTGCGGCGGATAAAGCGGCCGCGATGGGGAGCGGGGCGGTGTGGATGGGAGCGTCCAAAGTGGCGATGGGGGCGTTTGCCGCCGTGGCTGGCGGGATCAAGACGATGTTTGCCACCGTGCTCATGCCCGCGATCATTGCGGTCGGCAAGTTCATCATGGGGGTGTTGACGGCCATCGCGCTCGCGATGAAAAAAACCATTTTCGGGATTCCGTTAGGGGTGGCCATTCTCGCCGGTGTGGTGGCCATCGGGGCGGCATTAGCCGCATCCGGCGCCATTAAGTTTGCCGATGGTGGGATTGCCACGGGCCCGACGTTGGGGATGGTCGGAGAAGCGGGATCGAGTGAGGCCGTCATTCCCTTGAACAAACGCGGCGCGGCCTTCATGCAAGAGGCCCTCGGGATGCCGCACGAGGGATCGGGATCGTTGATCGTGCCCGTCTACCTGGATGGCAGGGAGATTGCCCGCTCAGTGGTAGAAGAGCTGCCGAGCGCATGGCGCAGGGCGGGGTTGCCCATATGATGATCGCCGGCGCACCGCTTGCCTCGACCTGGCTCGGAGAACTCTTCTCTGATCCAGCGCTGGCGATTGACCACATTGACCGATCGGCGATCACGACTGAACTCAACGGGGTGCGTGTGTTTCCCAGAATGAATAGCGTCCAGATCAACGACATCCATGCTCAGCCCGTCACGGCGTCGTTCACGCTCGACAATCCAGAAACGGTCCCGGTCGAGGGCGACCGGATTCGCATCTTGTACCATTCGCAGCTGATCTTCTCGGGCGGGATCGACCGCATCCAGAAAACCACGGAGGCCTTTGTCGTCTTTCGCTATCTCTGTGAATGCCTTGACTGGTCGCAGATTCTCATGCGGCGCATGATCCGGCGCAATTTCTCGAACACGTCAGCGCATGGCGTCGTCGACGAGATCTTACGGCTTGAGCTCGCGGGGGAGCCGCTGACCATCGGGAAGATCGATCACCATGACGCGTTGCCGTTCGTCGATGTCAAGAACGCGCGAGCCTTCGACGTGCTGCGCGCACTCGCTGGGAGCACCGGGCAGACGTTCTATGTGGACTTTGACCTCTCCATTCAAATGCGGAGCCTGACCGTGCAGGCGGCGCCTCATCTCCTGACAGAAGACGCGGTCGAACTCGCTGGCACGACCGTCAAGACTGATCGCGAGGGGTATCGCAACGTACAGCAGATCGTGATCGTCGGGACGCCTCCGAATGATGCCGAAGAGCCACAGACGCTCTTTGTTGAGCGCACGAATCCTGAGCAGATTGCCGAGCGTGCGGCGATTGAAGGCGGCACCGGCCGGTATGAGGACTACGAGGAGATCACCCACCCAGCGAGCAATCTGCTTGTCGATCTCGACGCGCTCGGCATTGGCTATGCGAACCTGCGGCTGTCGACCTCCGGCTTCTTTCGGCAAACGATTGGCTGCGTCGTGCGTCGCTATGGCTTTCGGGCCGGGCAGCTCGCGACGGTCACGCTGCCGACGTTCGGGATCTCGGGGACGTATTTCATTCAGCGCGTGAGCACTCGAGAGCAAGCCGGCAATCGGTTGATCCACACGCTGGAGATCACGACGTCGAGCATCCAGCAACGCGCCTTTGAGTCCTGGCTCGAGATCTTGCAACAAGGCAAGATCGTCGTGCAGGGCTTGTTTGCGCTCGTGCACTCGTCGGCCGTGTTCACGACGCCCGGCGCGCACGTCTGGACTGTCCCGGACGGTATCACGATGGTGACCTTCACTGTGAAGGGTGCGAGCGCCGGCGGCGCCGGCGGCGCCATCTGGTGGTTGATGGGCGGCCAGGCGCAATGCGGGAAAGCGCAGGGTGCGGGCGGCGGAAAAGGCGGCAATGGCGGCCGATGCGTCGTCAATGTGATTGTGCAGCCAGGGCAGGAGTTCGACCTGTTCATCGGGTCGCGTGGCACGTTCGGCACCGGCGGCCACGTCGGCTGCTTCGCGACGCCGCCACCGACGCCCGGCACACCGGCGACGAGCACGACCGTCTTTCGTGACACCGACTTGATCGCAGAGGCGTCTGGTGGAGGCGGTGGGAAGGTCACGTCCAAATTCCTGTCAGCCGGCGCGCCCGGATCTCCGGGCGCTGGGACTGGCGGCATTGTCACGCCAGGCGGCGGGAAAATCGGCGGCGCCGGCGGCGGCGTGTCGTCGTCGATCGGACTGAATGGAGCGAACGGCGATCACGGAGAGATTCTGATTGAATGGTGAGGTGACGCGGTGCAGACCACTCCAGTAACCAACTTTGCGGTCGGGACCGTCACGGCTCCCGGGTATAACGCGAGCGATACCAGTATTGTCTTGGTCACTGGGCACGGCTCGCGCTTTCCGTCAACGTTTCCCTATCCACTGATTTGGTGGAATGCGACGGACTTCGCCAGTCCAGCCGATGATCCGAATCGAGAGATCGTGCTCGTGGTCGGGCGCAGCGGCGATACCTTGACCGTCACCCGAGGGCAAGAAGGGATCAGTGCGACGACCAAGAACACCGCGAACAAAACGTATCGGATGTTTCTCGGCATCACGAAGAACATGTGGGACGGGCTGCAATCCCGCGCCTTCACGCAGTCGTTTCGAGGAGTGTTCCTACAGTCACACCCCGATAGCGATAAGCGGCTCTCGCAGGTGCGCCTGATCAGTGCAGAGGCGATTGTGATGAACGACGGCGAAGAAGTCCGTGACTGGCTGGGGCATGTCACGGTGCCGTTTAACTTCGCCACGGCGAACGGCGTCGGCGGCCTGGATACGGGCTCTGAGCAACCGTCGACGTGGTACAAGATCTTCGCCCTGTGGAACGGCGTCAATGGCGCCGGCGTGAGAGCCCTCATGGCCCAACGCGCGAAGACCTTGGCGCTCGGGACGGAATATACGACCGGCGAAGATGCGAGCCAGGGCCTCCGTTCGGCGGTCGATAATTCGACCGTGCGGATCGGGCAGCTCTTTCAGTCGAGCGTCGCGGGCAAGCTCGTCATGGCCGATGTAAAGCTGGTCCGCACTGGCTCACCCACCGGCAACCTGTGGTTCACGATTGAGACCAACAACGCGGGCGTGCCGAGCAACACCATCCAAGCGACGTCGGACTTGATCGACGTGAGCCGCATTCCGACCACTGCGACGGTCGTGCGGATCGGCTTCCGCGTGCCGCCGACGATTCTGGCCGACTTTAATCTCCATGTCGTCGCGCATGGCGACTATGCGGTCAGCGCGTCGAACTTCATCTCCTGGCGCATGGACGGCTCCGCCGCGTCGTACAGCTTGGGCCATAAGTCGCTCTACGATTCCGACACAGGCACGTGGACGCAAGACACCGACGACGATATGTATTTTCGGATCTACGTGGCCACCAACGATGCCGCGCTCGTCGTGCCGGGTGGCTACCGATACGCACACATCGGGTGGGCGTACAACGATGGGAGTAGCAATCTCCGGCAGTTCGTTCAAGCCGATCGCCATTGGCAACTCGCGAATCTCGGAGAGGGGCAAATCGTCAATGAGCTCACGGCGGCGATCACGCTCGTGGACTTGCGCGACTGGCTCCCACCGCTCGATATGATCGTAGCGGAGTTCGGTTTGACGGCGACCGGTGCGGCGGCGGCGGTGGCGGCGATCGGAGACGTGAAGTGCACGGATCTTTCCAACGTGTCGCCAGCGGGCGCACAGGCGCTCTTGCGTGCTGGTGGTGCTGCCGAGATCCCGGAATCCAGCCAGCATGTGACGCTCTCATTCAGCGCCCTGATGATTGACTCGTCGGCTGGCGCAGACCTGTATCTCCGGTCATTCAATTTCTAGGACGCCATGGTGCGAGGACTCGGATGAGCGAGACGACGAGGACGAAGGAATGGATTCGCCATGGTGAGTGCAATCAGTGCGGGGACTGTTGTCGACAGGCCACCAATTGTCTCTCCCTGCTGGTCCCGATCGGCGATGAAGCGTACGGCCGGGTTCGGTATGGCGCGCCGCATCCGCAGTTTCGTGGGAACGATGGCGCTCGCGTCTTCCACGTGCGAGGGCCAGTGCTCTTGCCCTGTCCGAAGCTCGCCGGCGATCGCTGTTCCATCCATGAGACCAAACCACAATACTGCATCGACAATCCGTCAACGCCCGAGGACATCGAAGGGACGCGCTGTTCCTACTGGTTTGTGCATCGTGACACTGGTGAGGTGCGCGACGCCGGACACGTCGCGACAGCAGCGAGCGTGAGAACACTGTCAGCAACAGAGGAGGGTGCGTATGCGACTCAAACGACATTACCGCAGAGATGAGCGCGGTGAACCGGGGGCAGACGGCCGGCATCCCTTGGTGCTCGATGCCGAGACCGGTCGACCGACGCTCGCCCATATCGAGATCCAGCATACCGGGACGAAGAGAACGCAGCATTTCTCGGCGGATCTGGTTGCAGCCGCATTGCTTGAAGGGTGGATGACCATCAAGGACAGGACGCTCATGCTCCATGCAGAGCCTGACGCTCTCGTCTATACGATTCTTCGGGTTCCGGGACAGTATCCCTCACAGACCCCCGGTGCCGGGTATGAGGTGATCCACTTCTATGAGTGCCTCCTCGATCAGACGCAGCACCAGACCTATTGCGCGAAGACCGAACAGCAACGGAAAGAGGATCTGTATCTCGCGATGGGCCTCACGCCCAGACGGAAGGGGGTGGCCCGTGGCGAATGAAGTGTTCAACATTGCAAAAGGCCGGGTGGCTGAGCTCTATAACCGGGTCGATGCGAATGACCCGGCGAACAGCGCCATCATCATCATGGTGCTCGCGACGTCGGGGTTGGAGTCGGATGCGGTCCTCCGAGACAAAGATGACTTTGCCGCATTGGTGTCAGGGACCACAAACGAAGTCACCAACACGAACTATGCACGGAAGGCCCTGACCGATTCCGACATCGTCGCCTTTTCGCCGGATGACACGAATGACCGGGTCGATCTGGATATTCCTGACCAGACGTGGACGGGAGTGGCGGCCGGCGATGGCTGGAGCAAGTTCGTGACCGGCTTCGATCCGGATACGACTGGAGGAACTGATTCCGCGATCGTGCCGATGACGCACCATGATTTCGTCGTCACGCCGGACGGGTCCGACATCACGGCCCAGATTGCCGCGGCCGGATTCTACCGGGCGAGCTAAGGAGTCATCATGATGACACACGCGACTGGATGTTTCGCGCGCCCGCTGCTGATGAGTTTGCTCTGCTGGTGTGTGCTGATGGGGGTCGCGCTGGCTGAGCCTGCCACGCTCACCTGGACGGCGAATACTGAGGCCGACCTGGCTGGCTACAAGGTGTACCAGTCCGATACGGCGGGGGCCTACGGCGCTGCGCTCGCGACGCTGGGCAAGGTCACGACCTGGTCCACGACGCTGGTTCCGTTCGTGGGCAGGGATCGCCGCGTCTACTTCACCATTACGGCGTTTGACACGTCGGGGAACGAGAGCGCGAAATCGCTCGAAGTGAGTAAGCTTGTCCCCATGATCGTGGCCTTCAAATCCGTGACCGACACAGCGGGCGTCAAGTGGCATCTCGTGAATGCCGCCGCACCATACAAAATCTATCGGAACGACACGGTAGTCACCGGGATGGCCGTGGATCTCCGCATACGAAACGGGATTGTGGAGGTGCTCGGGACGGAAACGACGGCACGCAATTGGTACAAGTGGACCGGGACGGCCTGGACCCTCTCGATCACCGAAGATACGACGCCGCCGGCCGTGCCGAAGGGCTTGGTCGTCGCGAGTGCGACGCCGGACGCCGTGGTGATTATCGCGAGCGTAGCGGATTGTCCGCGCGTCCTGACCTCCACGACAGGGTCGAGCGGGGGCGTGAATCGACGGACGGTCCGGTGCGTGCTGAAGTAAGTGTTTTCGCGATCCTGACTCTCTCACGTTCGTTCAGGGGTGGTGGTGCAACGAGAGGAAGACGCTATGTGGTTCATCGTACCGTACAAGAGACGGCTCGGCGGCCATAGAGCGGAGCGGTACTGCGCGATGGACGACTTCACCCCACAGATCTTTGGTGAGGGCGGAACGTGGGCAGAGACGGAGATTCTGGGAGATCGTGCGATCGTGAAAGTGTCGGCGAGTCTCCCGACACTGGCGATGCTGACGATGACGTTTCAGCGTCTCCCATTAGACCGACTGTCGGATTCATTGTCGGACTTGACGAGCGGTCAGCGGAGCGCCTTACGAGACCTCGCGGAGTCATGCGGGTATCACTCAGACGAACTTCAAGAGGCGCTAGGGATCGACATGGGTCGGAAGAGGCTGAGGGACTTTTTGCGATTCTTGACCTTGCGCCGTCGGGAGCCTCGCTATGATGCTGTGACGGATGAGATCGTGTGCGATGGTCTGGAGGTGGCGTGTCGATCGATCGACTCGGTAGATCGAAAGGTGCCGCATGGCTGAACTGCCGTTTCCATCGACGGAGTTGGTCGATGACTTTAACCGCGCGGATACGGGCCCCCCGCCCAGTGCGAGTTGGACTACCCATGATGGTGTGGGATTACTGGTAGCAGGAAACCGAGTGAACCCGAGTACGTCGGGTACTGATAATGCAAGCCACTACCATGTGAAGGCCTACGGGCCTTCGCTGGACGTTACGTGCAAAGTGGATACCAAGGGCGCAAATTGGATGTCGCTCGTCCTTCGATTGACCAATACTGCTGGTGGAGGATTCCGCGCAATCGAAGTGGCGTGGTTAGTAAGCCCAAATGCTATCGTCGTCTTTGATGCTCTAAATGGCACATACACGCAAGTTGGGCCTCGGTATCCGGTCGCATGGGCGAGCGGCGACAGCTTGGGGGTGCGCGCAATGGGGTCGGCGATTCGTCCGTATATTCAAGCGGGCGCTGGTGCATGGAATCAGGTCGGGTACATTTGGGACACCTCGCACGCGCTGGAGGCGGGGTTTGTGGGAATGAATCTTGGCTCGACGGACATGTTCGGCGATGATCTGAGAGCAGGAACGATTCGTGATGATGTGGAACGGTTGGATTTCACTACCTTTCCAAAACATAAGCATCGAGAGGCTGTGCCGCGGAGGGACATCTAAATGATCCTCGAATTGACGACGGATACATTGGAACTTGTTTCTGGCACCGCCGCCGATCTCGATGTGACCGTGTCGTGGGTCGATGCGGCGAGCGCAACCCTCGTGCCATCGGGTGGCGGGACACAAACGACTGCCGTGACGACGGCGACAACAGCGACCGTGCTCGCGGCTCCGGCAGCCAGCACGCGGCGCACGGTGATGTACCTCTGTGTGCGGAATAAGGACACCGCCGATTCGACGCTTGTCACGATCCAGATGGATCGGAATGGGACGAACGTTGAGCAGTATCAAATCACGATGCAGCCCGGTGATACCTTGGAGTTCATGGATAGTCTGGGTTGGTTCCACCTGAAACCGTCCACCCAGGTGGCGACACAATCTGAAATGGAAGCGGCGGCGTCGTTGGTCACCTATGTCACGCCAGGGCGGTTGCACTTCCATCCCGCCGCCCTCAAGTGCTGGGGCAAGGCAACAGGGGCGGGGACGAGTTTGACGGTGAGCTACAACGTGACGAGCATCAGCGATACGGGCACGGGACGGCTCGGGGTGACCATTGGAACGGATTTTTCGAACGCGAATTATTCGATCACCTCAGAGATTGAGCGAGGGGTCACGACACTGAGTGCGGTTGATGTGGAGCAATGTTCGATTCGTAACGCATCTCCAGCCGTCGGGAGCTTTGAAATTGAATCGTACGACCACACGGCGACGACTCTGGCGGCCGACGATCCGGCGAACTACTTCTGGCAATGCGCAGGAGATCTATCATGAGCGAAATGTATGTGGTCGCCAAATTTCAAGACGGCACCGTGGCGCATATCGCGCTCCAGACGACCATTCGCGTCAGCGGAGGGGTGCTCCACAAGGCATGGGATACCGACGCGGAGGTGTACCACGAGCTTGCTCGCTATTTTGGCATCTGGGCGAGCGACGGAAGAGTCATGGTGGGTTGGCGTCGCATCTCGCTCGATGAACATAAGATGTTCGACAAGAACGAACCGGGTCAACGTCGGTGGTATCGGAATGCCCTCACCGATACGAACGGCGTCATCGAATACGATATGGACAAAGCCCGCGAGTGTCATCGGCAGCGATTGCGTCACTATCGTTCATGGCACATCACGGAATTTGACGGCGCGTGGATGCGCGCGATGGGTCGCGGGGACTCGGTCGAGATCGACAAAGCAGAAACCGAGCGGCAACGGCTCCGGGACCTCCCGCAAGATCCCGCGATCGACGCCTGTAGCACTGTGGATGAGTTGAAAGCGCACTGGCGAAACTTGAAGAAGTAACCGATGGCTATTTATCCGAATAGAAAATTCACCTCGAGGGGCTGGTTCAGCCGGTTCGCGACCCCTGTGTCGTGGGTCTGGGAGAACCTGGGTGAGCAGATTGCTCCGAATACGGTCACGCTCGGACAGGCGACCGAAACGGATCTGGCTCAGGCGATCGCCAGGCACAAGCAGAAGACGCTGGGGTTGTGCCTGGAAACGGATCTCGCGCAGGCGATTGCGAGGCACAAGCAGAAGACGTTGGGGTTGTGCCTGGAAACGGATCTCGCGCAGCCAGTCACCGTCGATACGGGCGGGCTGGTGGCGACCGTCAATCAAGTCATCGAGACGGATACCGCGCAGCTCGTCAGCTGGTCACCCAAGCGCCGGCTCGTCAACCAGACGGTTGAGACCGATCTCGCCCAGTCCCTCGCGCACACCAAGGTTAACACACTCGCGCAGGCGAGCGAGACCGATCAAGCGCAGCCGCTCACGCATCGCAAGATGAAAACATTGGGCATTCCGCTCGAAACGGATCTGGCTCAGGCGATCGCGAGGCACAAGCAGAAGACGCTGGGGTTGTGCCTGGAAACGGATCTTGTGCAGGCCATTCTGTGGGCTCCGAAACGCCGGATCATCGGTGACGTCGTGGAAGTCGACTTGGCGTTCCCGATCACGGTGTCGGTCGGGGAGAAATTGGTGAATATCGTGCGGGTGGTCCTCGAGCTGCGGTCCGCCGTACCTCGAGTCGTGTCGGTCACCAGTGAGACCGGTGTGGTGGTCGAGGTGTCTCACGCGGTCTCGCGCACGGTGAGGGTGTAGGAGGTTCAGGATGGCCTATGAACTCGTCGTCGGGGACGGTGGCAGCACACTGCATGTGACGGTCGTCGATAGCGAGACCAAAGCGCCGATGGATTTGACTGGGAAGACCGTGCAGGTGCGGTATGCGATCAACGGCGGGGCGACGGTCGAAAAATCCATGACGGTGCTCAATCAAACATCCTTTCGCGGTCAGGCCCAGTATCAGTTTCTCACCAGTGATTTGAGTGCGGGCGGCATACTTGATGGAGAAGTGCGATTGCAGGATGGGCAGCCAGATCAGCTCACCAGCGTGGAGATGTTTCATATCCCCATCCGGGTGCCCTTGCCATGAGTGTCCTGCAGCACAGGTGACGTCATGCCCTGGTATCGACGCTGCCCCCAGTGCCGGCGGCTGCTGAAAAAAGAGGATCCCATGGAGGCCTGGCGCTGTCACTGTGGATGGACCTGCGGCGATGATGTGAGTCGGAGGCCGGATGGACCCGATCGAAACCCAACTCGTCAAGCATGAGGGAGAGCGGCTGAAGCCGTATGTCGATTGCTGTGGGAAATCCTGGCGGGTCTGCACCTGTGCGGAGAAGGGGAAGCTGACGATCGGCGTCGGCCGCAATCTGGATGACGTCGGCCTCACGCACAACGAGTCGCGCTATCTCTTGGAGAATGATCTGGGGCGCGTGCGCGCCGAGCTCGATCAGGCGTTGCCGTGGTGGCGTGACCTCGATCTGATTCGACAAGACGTGCTGGTGAATCTGGGGTTCAATCTGGGGGTGTTGACGCCGCCCGAGACGGCCAAGCTGTTGACGTTCCGCACGACGTTGGAGCTGATTCGGACGGGGCGCTACGATGCTGCCGCGGACAATCTGACCAAGACCCTCTGGCATGACCAGGTCAAATCCAGGGCGCTCGAGCTGGAGGCTTTGTTGCGTCGTCCCGTGTCGACCGCACAGACGGAGCGCGGGAATGGCCGATGAGCAGGACCAGTCGATTCACGCGACGCTCTTTGGGCAAAGCGTGTCCGCGAAGGGCACGAGCGCCATTATTATTCTGGTGTTGCTGGTCGCGACGATCGGGGCCGGCGTGCTGTTGTACGATCGGATGCAGCAGAGTGAGCAGCATCTCGACACCCTCGCGGTCCAACAGGCGGCGGATCGCGACAAGCAAACCAAACAGATGGTCATCGAGCATACGGCGATTGTCGAGGCGATCCAGGCGTTGAAGGATGTCAATGAGAGTATTCGCAAGGGCATGGACGAGTCGACGTTTATCAATCTGGCCAACGAGCGCGAGCGGGCCGACATGAAGAAGCGCTTGGTGATGCCGGAGAGTTTGCGGCGGAAATTGGACCGCGGGTATTAACGACGGAGGCGCCATGGATCACAGTTGCATCCGATACAAGGGCTATCGGTCTCCGACTCTGCACTTGGTCTATCTGGGATTTGTGACGGGCACCCTCTTGCTGCTCGCCGGCGTGATCGATCAGCAGGTGTGGGAGGGCAGCGTGCTCGGGCTGCTCTCGGCCTATGTCGTCGCCGGCGGGATCAGTAAAG